TGAGTTACTCCACCACCGCCACCACCGCCAGCATATAAAGTGTTTCCGGCTTCGCCAAAAGCTCTTGTTGTGAAACCCTGGCCCGGGGTGATGCTCCATCCGCTACCGTCTGAAAATCCATTTTCACCGGCTTTTATGATCGGCCTTGTGTCTAAGTCATTATACCCACCACGACCACCAGCAGAACCGCCGGACGCACCGCTGCCTGAATTAGCGTTGAGACCTCCGTATCCGCCATTAGCCGTACATAAGACAGCACCGCTTCTTGATACTAATGTTGTACCTCCTGTACCGCCTGCACCAGACAACGCCCCATTGGGTGCGCCTCCGGCACCTACTACACAATTTAATACTTGTCCGGCCGCCACGCCAATATTATAAACAGTAGCAGTATATCCACCGCCGCCTCCACCGCCGCCTTGTTGATAGGCTACTTTTGTAAATCGGTATCCGTTACCACCGGCACCTCCGCCGCCTACGCAAAATATATCCGCAGATGTAAATCCATCTGGAATTACGTAATCCTGCGTTCCGGCTATCGTAACCAACGAAGGTCCTACGGTCGTATATACAGCATTTTTAACTGACGATGGGTCATATACCGGACTGTATATCTCTCCAAAGCTTGTTGTGGCATACCCAAAGCATGTAAAATAATAAGTGGTATTTAATGCTGGTAAATCCATAAATGCTTGTGACCAGCCTCCAGGAGTAACATTGTCTCCTGCTCCTACATAAATTGCATCCCAAGCAGACGCATTCCAAGCTGGATATCCACCCGTACTGGCTTTTATTATTACTCCGCAATAAGGTTTTCCAGGAGCCGCATACGGATTCTGCCATTTCAAAAGTACTCGGCGTCCACTATATGCGGCTACGTTAAAAGACAGTATACTATTTACTGTCATGGTTCCGGTCTGAGGTTCGTCGCTATTAGCTCCATAAAATATTTCTCCGTTCAGTACGTGAGTGGCAATAGCGGTCAAACCATCTGTATCTGCTCCTCCACTGCCGTGTATAATTGCTTTCAATTCCTATTCCTCCTCTGAGCAGCCCCTTAACCATACAGCAAATTCCGTGGCCGGTTTCTTGCTGTAGGAGGTTACCGTCAATATGCCATCTGTATTACACTCTGCATCATCAATCATGTTCAGGTATTTTCTTCGCATTTTTATTTTTTCTGCCTTCTGCTCCACCGTGAGTTTGCTGTCGCTCTTTATCAGTCCCGCATACAGCTCAATCGCATCTGTTGTCTTAAGATGTTGCACTTTTATGTCTGCTGTGTATGGCGCAGCGGACTGCGTGAATGCAGGGATGGTAATTTGTTTGTCATTCCTCAGGGCATTCACTGCCCTATTCGTAGCGTTAATGTCATTCTGACCAAAACTGTCGCCTTTTTGTGTATAGGCAGTGACATCTGATATGTTATAGGTGCCATCCTCGTTCTGGGTCAACCTCCATCGTCTGGAACCCTCATACATATCATCCCTATAATCTGTTTTTAAACTCATTATTCAAATGCACCTCCATTAAGCGTGAAAGCCAGGCGTCTGATTCCTTCGGCCCTTCCTAATATGTTCCTGTATATCTTCAGGCAGGCGGATTCAATACGGTTCAGCTCTTGCCAGTCGATGAATGGACCGTTGTCATGATAAAACTGCCTTTCTCCTACATCGAAGGGGAATGTCCCTACGCAGACATGGTCTATATTGGCCTCAAAGCGGTTAATTTCATCGGCATAAAACCCATAATCCTGATAGGTCTTATCCTCTCCCATCTCCTCAAACTTAAAGTCCGGCCACAGAGTAAGCGCCTGGGTCCGTATCTCATTGATGTTGCCCTTGATGCGGTTGTAGTCACCAATATTAAAATAATCACTGGCCTGCCAGTCTGTTTTTGGCTGTTGCCACATAACTCATGTCCCTCCTTGCCTTGATGGTACCGCTAAGCCCGCCATTAAATTTCAGGGTATGGTCCGTTACCCGTATCAGCAGGTCAGGCACATACTTATTTTCCAGGAATGCTATGTCGTTGGCATCAATCCGTGGCTCTCCCCGGTATGACAGGTCATATTCCCGGTCTGATTTCATGTAGTCCCCAATCCAATCCGCCAGGTTCGCGGCATGGACCGTGTCGGACACAAGCGGATTATTCCACGCCTCCAGGCTGCCGGTAGGATTTAGCTGTCTGCTTACCTTGGACTGGGTAGTAACATATTCCCTGCCTGTCACGACCACCTCTGTCGGCCCTGTGATTCCTGTAAGCTCCACCGTTGCGTAATAGGCACTACTATCTACAATCTCACACCCATATTTCGGGATACTTGCAATACCAGTGAAATAGCCGATGAACTTATCACACCACTCTATATCCGGTTCATTCCCGATTCCCCAAGCTGCTGTCAAATCTACCAAAAGAAGTGAATCTATATAAAGCCTTTTGTTTCCATAGGTATAAATCCTTAGGTCCCACTCTCCTGTTGCCTCAACCGTGTCAATGGCTGATTTGGTATGCCACACTCCATCTGGCGCAATAGTCTCTGGACGTAGATTAATATTAAATGATTCTCTATTGGCAATCGCCCTGACCAAATCGCATTCATCATTTCCCGAATACTCACCGGGTGATTCCTCCCGCATGAAATTCCCCCGCAAGTAATATTTATGTCCGGATATCATCTGCACAGTTTGTACTATGTGGACTGCGTTTCCATCTTCCGAGACAACGTATGTGCATTTTCTGGCTGCGTCATACTGTGCGTTGATCCATCCGGTCACGCCGGTATCAAAAGACCCGTTCTGAACCATATTGGTTGCCTCCACATAAACCGGGACGTATGTCTTTAAATCATAGGATGGATTAGAAAAATAAAACGTATATCGGTTGTCTAAAGCGGTTACACTTATGGTCTCCCTTGCCAGCTCCTTTGCATCCTCTGTACTGAGATTGTATATGGTGCGTACGACCTGCAGTTCCCTAACCTTGGTCAGTTGCGTGCCCTTTGGGGTCTTGGTCAACTCTACACCATATTCCAGGACATAATCAGTGCTGTCGCCGAAGATTATATTGTCCAGCACTACACGGTTATTGGGACATCCCTTGGAAAATTCCAGCACCAACCGGTCAAACTCTGGGAACTCATGGCTGACCACGTAAGTCTGTGTCAATCCAGGGACTGTATAATCTTCCATAGCCGCGTTATTGTAGTAGGCATGGAAGATAACTGTATCCGGCCAGTTGCGACCAAATTCCAGGGTTAGTCCAAAACACTTGTATGCCGCCTCCGTAGTTATTTCCACTGTGGGATTGTCCGCAAACAGTCCGTCTTCTTTGGCGACGGCCTCAGACACATAGCCCGTATTGAGATAAGTGGCTCCATTGGTCGTCTGCCTGGGAAGGAAATACTGTGCGCCGGATGTGCCTGTGTAATCCTGACCAGGCAGGGCATACACTTCCTTTTCCGCGTGGTCAAGTATAGCTGACGCGTGGGAAAAGTATGTCTCGTTATCAGACGCCGCCTCCATATCCGGTACAAAACTGGACTTAAGGATTATCCTGCCGGTCCGGTCCTGGTACAGGATACATCTGCCGGCATTAGCAATCAGCTGCAGGGCTTCCTTATGCGCTACCACCGGCATCGGATTAACCACTAGAACATTCTTAAGATATGGATCTATCCAGTAGTCCCTGTAATCCACTTGGGCATCCGTGAGAACATCCACAGCCATGTCATACAGGCTCATACCGTCCGGATGATACTGACCACGGTAATATGTGCCGTCCATCCCCTCAAAACAGTCTGATGCCTGGAAGTCCATCTCCGTATCATCAGCTGACCATGATTTCAGTGCAAGTGACGTTCCCGGTATCCACTCAATCGTTCCATCATCCATGGCCTGGCCGTAAAGCGCCTCGATACTCTGACCAATTTCCAAGAAGTTCACTGTACTTTCTTCATTCTCCACATCATAGGCCCGGTCCTTATTATCCACCGTTACGGAAAAATCTATGGTTGGCAACTCCTCCGATATAGGACTGATATGTTCCTTTTTGGTTGCAGACAGTATTTTTTTGCTGTCAAAATAGATACCAATACCCATTGTAATTTGATTGATGCGGAACCGGCTTTGTCCGTTGACCATGGCAACCGGAACAAACCGTAAGAAGGTAGCTCCCTCAAAAATTTCCTCCGTCACATAATGGCCACTCATATTTCCAGCCACGTCCATAGTCCGGTTGTCTGAAATGATGGTAAATTCTATGGGATATGCCTTGCCAAATTCCACGGTCAGCCCTTTAATGTCGTATTGAACGGGAAACTGGATTTCAATTGCCCCCTGAAGGCCATCCGTCACGATTCCCTGGTTGAGCACCACGTCTGCTGCATCCCTGGGAAGGAAGTACATACTGCCATCCACCGTGGTATAATCCTGGTCACAGGTTGCATACAGCTCCTGTACCTTGTAGTTATCCATGGGCTTCACTAGGTCGGAATAATAAGTATACATATCCGGCTCAGGTATGTAGGCGGATGCCTGGGCCTGTTGGTTAATCAGGCCGATGGTGACACGCAGATGAGACAGTGGGTTCCTCCACTTCCTGCGCATCATGTCCTTATATTCATTGCTTGCCGCCTGCACTACTCCATCACCCCGCAGTCTATCAGATTCACCTTACAGTCTTTATACATGGTGGGCAGCCCATCCGGACCTATCTCGTCTATCTTGGCCGTCCGGTTCCCCGGATACATCCGCTCCGTCTTCCAGCAGTTGTTTTTCATGTCCGGAAACTTGACCGTCACCACAAACTCCTCAAACTCTTTAAGGATACTGCTCCAGGTCGCCGCATCCAGATAGGACCACTGCAGGCCGTCAATCTTATCCTGGTCACGGCCCACGCGCTGCCCTACGAATTCCCCCAGGGCATTCTTGCCCTGGTTCACGTTCGTAGCAATGGTTAAGCCAGGCCCCCGGTCATAGTTTGGATATTCATGTCCATTAATATAAATAGGCACTCCGGCCACCTCCTTACGTTGTGCGCAGCGTGTATCCGTTACGCTTATCCAGTTCAACAAGTTTCTTTTTAATTTCCCTGATATCTATGTTGACCGTTAAATCCATCTGTTCTATCAGGTCAATGATACGCTGCAGCAGGTCTGCCATGACGGAAAGATACTGCTCACTCATGCCATTACTGCTTGTTTGGGACGCTAAAGCCACCGCCCGGTCCACCATTTCCTGCATCTTATCCTCAGGCGCCACAATCTCACCATAGTGCCTGTTGTCACCAATCATGGCCAGCTGCGGGGTGTTGGCGCGGACGAAACCGCCCTGGGCCAGACGTGGAAGGTGGATGTTTGGTATATTCGGGATAAAATCGGCGCCGATGCCCGGTATCTTATCCGCCACCTCATTTACGGCGTCTATCATGGCATTAATCGCATCAATAACCCTGTTGGCCATGTTCTCCACACCATCAATAATCATGTTGATAATGCCCTTTATATCTGCCCAGATACCGTCCCAGGTTTCTTTTGTCTTTTCCTTCACCGTGTCCCATGCGCCGGTAATCGCGTCTTTCATAGCCGTGAACTTCTCATCCACTGCCGTCTTAATTGTATCCCACAGGCCTGAAACAAATTCCTTGATACTTTCCCATATTTCTGATGTCTTACTCTTGACATTCTCCCAGGCTGTGCTGATGGATGCCTTGATAGCATTGAACAATGTATTGGCCAGAGACTTAAGCCAATTCCAAAGAGTATTCAAGAGTGCCTTAATTCCGTTCCAGATGGTACTGGTTGCCCCGGATATGGCAGTCCAAGCCATGTTAACAACGTTTTGGATGAATGTTACGGCACCAGATACAAGCTCCTTCAATGCCTCCCAGATACCGGAGAATATCTCCTTGATTCCTTCCCAAGCAAGACTCCAGTCACCAGTGAATACGCCGACAATGAAGTCAATCACACCACCTAGCGCCGTGAGCAATCCCTCTATGATGCCGGAAACGGATTCCCAGAATCCGAAGAATGTGTCAATGGCGCTCTGCAAACATAAAGCTATAACTGGCGCTACATTTGTAATAAACCATTCGATGAATGGCTGTATGGCCCCCGTCCACAATTTGGTGACTGCATCAGCCACTTTTCCGCCAAATTCCATAAATTTATCAATTAATGGACTGAGGTACTGGTCTTTGAATTCCACAAATCGTGTGGATAGGTTCTGCAATACTGGAAGGAAATATGTGTTATAGACATCAAGCAACAGTGTTCCGATTTCCGTGAACCCTTGTTTGAAGGTTGCCAGCATTGGCGCCACATGTTCATCATATGTTGTGCCAATCTTTTCAAAAGTCTCCGCAACCAAATCTTTGATTGTAGAAAAGATAGGTTCAACCGCGCTGAATGTATCCTCCAGGGTTGTCCTGATATAATCCGCATTTTCTACGAATGGGGCTGTAATGGTGTCCAGCACATCTGCCGCAAATGTCCCAGCCAATTCCGTGGCCCCCATGAAGGCCTCGGAAAATATTCCGATAATATCTGCTGTAATCTGCTTCGCGCTGTTACTCCTGAGGGATGAAAATACCGTTGCAAGTGCTTTGGAAAAATTCCCGCTTATTTCTGCCATCCGTGAGCCTATGTCGAAAATGGACACGAGATATTCCTTGATTCGGTCTTTATTTTGCTGCAGGAACAGGCTGATACCGCCCAGCAGGTTATCCGCTATGGACGCCCCTACGCTCGCCATGGAACCTGCAACCTGCCCCAGGCTATAGGCCATCTGGTCAGCAAATGAATTAGCCGAAGCCAACACCTCCGGCGATGTGAATATATCCCTCAGGCTTCCCTTGATGCTGTCTATGGAGGCTTGAATGCTGTCAAATACGGATGTATCTCCAAAACCATCCCAGAAGCCTTCTTTGAACAACCCAGCAAGTTCCTTTGCCTTTTCAATTAGCCCTGCATACTTGCTGTCCATCTCATCCACGGCCGATGTATCAAGTTCGCCCATGTCGAACTCATCCGCAGAGTACCCACCATCCGTACCGCCTCCGGAACCACCGCTACCGGAGTCTGTCTCCGGGTTGATGATATTGAGTTCATCAATGCCTGTGCTGACACTTTTCATGTCCTTGGCGGCCTTTTTAGCGGCACCTCCTGCCCCTCCGGCAGCTGCTCCGGCCTTGTCAGCGGCCTGTGCCACTGCCTCCATTCCTGCGGCGGCGGTAGATGCTCCTCCCGAGCCCTTCTTACCTGTCACCATTTCGGTAAAAGCCTTAAAGGCATTGGCCAGGCTCATCAGCTTGCTGATGATACGGTTGATTACCTGAATGACCGGGGTCAGTACATTTATAAGGCCCTGACCGATTGTGGCTTTAAGGCTGTCAAATTGGAGCTTAAGGACCCTAACCTGGTTTGCCCAGCCGTCAGCCGTCCGTATGAAGTCCCCGGATGCCAGTGACAGCTGGTCCTGCACAAACTTATACCGCAGGGCCACCTTCTCAGCCTCAGACATCTTGGCCGTTACCTTGCCATAGCCGTTCGCCAGGGCGTAACTGTCCAGGGCGCTCTGGGTCATGACGATGCCCAGGTCCTTAAGGGTCTCCGTCTCACCCGTAAATACAGATTTTAATTTGGTGTAGGCCTCGTCCTGGCTAATGTTGTAGAAGGATGCCACATCACCGGCCAGGCC